CTTGAATCGCCCCAGACTTCTCTTTATTATAGTCTCCAAGTTATGGGCGACGTTCAAGATAAGTCAAGTGCGTATGCTGCTTTAGAAGAGAGCGATGTAGATGATTATCTGGCAAGTCTAATTAACGATGGGGATAATGAACCTCAATGTGATTGTGCAGAATGAACCCTTACGAAAAACTGATAGCGCGGAAGCGCAAATGGACACCAGTACAGACGACTGCTGGTACATGCAAAGAAGGCGCGGAGGAAACGATTCACCGTGCCCTTGCATTGCGACATATGGAACTACCTGTGGGAGATTTTATCACTGATGCCCTCTCTACTGAAGTGCCGACGTTGGCACGCGAGTTACTGGGATCCAACGTTAAAGACGAGGAAAACCACGACATCGCACTTGGTTACATCGCAAATGCTTACGGTGTTGATCCGCAAGCTGAATCCGAAGCGCTCCGTCTCAAGACCGCTTGGGAGGCGCATCCTGATCACACAATCACCAAAGCGCTTGTTGCCGAACGTGCAATCTTCTTCGTTCTTCTACCATTCTTCCGCGCTAATGGTGACGCTGGTATGCGTACGGTAAGTGCCGATATTAGCCGAGATGAACAAATTCATGTGGCAACTAATTCATTAGTTCATACTGAGCTTGGGTATAATATCAGCCCTTCTCTAGATAAACTAAGGAAGGCAACTATTAATTGGGTAATGAAACCACTAGGTGTAAATACTCAAGACAAGTTTTTGGATAAAAAATTTTGGCTGGATTCTAGCGACCGGCTAATGTATGAAGGTAAAGCACCAGAACTAAGCTTTACTAAATCAGCTAGAATGCCCGCATTTTTTGAGCACAGCAATGTCAACCTCCCCCAGTATGCTTGAAGTCCTTGGGATGAACTCCCGAGGTTTGATTCATGCACTAGAGGAATCCTTTCCACCCACTAACCCTACACCTGAAGATTCAATGGAAAAAATTATGTACCGCTCAGGTCAACGTAGTGTTGTCGAGTGGGTGATTAAATACATGGAGGAAGAATAATGGCTAAAAAGCAAAAAAATAAAAAAGCTAAAGCAAAGAAACAGTTTAAACAAACTATTAGATCTGCTTCACAATCAGACAGTCGTAGGGGAGCAGATGTTTCACGCCAAGAAATTAGAAAAACAGTCCGAAAAGCAAAGAAAGCAGGAGTTGGTAATAAATTCCTAAAACGTAATGCTTTGAAAATTGCAGATCAACAAGGTACTAAAATTCGTAGTGGTGCAAAAGATTTATTAGGTATTGAAAGAAGTAAACCTAGGGACAAACCTAAGGACAAACCTCCGAAGTCTTCCAAAACAAATGCCGAGCTGTTTAACGTTGGTCCAGAACTAGAACCAGCACCATTAAGTACTTTTATGGGTCCGTTACAGGAAGATGCTGGAGGAAACCAAATTGTCCCAAGTGGTTACTATAATGATTTAGCAATTAACCCACCTGATCCTGCCCCTGCAGAACCTGCTGCGGAACCTTTTGATCCCATGGCTGCGTTTCAAGCAATGCTAGATCAAATTGAAGCTGACCGTGTGCAAAGAGAAAAAGATGCTCAACTGCGTTATCAAACTGAACTCAGTAACATGGCTCAAGCTGGCCAGCAAGCTGACTATAGGTTTGGTACCAAGAACAATAGACGTGGTGGTACTTTTGGTTTTAGACGTCGTGGTGCACTTGGATCACAATTTATGGGTCCAGTGAACAATGCTTTATCAATCTCTTCCCGACTTTTTAACCCAAATTAATATTAAATAATGACTGCTAAATCTCGTTATGACAGATTGTCTTCTAGCCGTTCACAGTTTCTGAATTCTGCTAGGCAAGCAGCAGATCTAACATTACCTTATCTTATTAGGGATGATGAGCACACAACTAAAAGTGCTGTTAAATTGACAACACCTTGGCAATCAACAGGAGCTAAAGGTGTGGTAACATTAGCAAGTAAACTAATGCTTGCATTGTTGCCACCACAAACTAGCTTCTTTAAATTGCAAGTTAACGACATCAACCTTCCTGAAGATTTAGGACCACAAATTAGATCAGAACTAGACTTGTCGTTTGCTAAGATTGAACGAACGGTCATGGAATCTATTGCAGAATCCGGTGATCGTGTTGTAGTTCATCAAGCACTAAAGCATTTGGTAGTAGCTGGTAATGCTCTTATCTACATGAGTAAGGATGGACTTAAACTTTATCCTCTAAGTCGCTACGTAGTAGATAGAGATGGTAACGGTAATGTTATTGAAATTGTAACAAAAGAAACAATCTCGAAAAAATTACTGAAAAAATTTTATCCAGAATTTGTAGAGAAGACTACAGATTCTCTGATTGACGAATCAAATATGCCAAATGATGAATGTGTTATTTATACACACATCAAATTGGATAACAACCGCTGGGTGTGGCACCAAGAACTAGAGGATAAAATCCTACCTAAGTCTATGGGTAAAGCACCCCTTGACGCTAACCCCTGGCTTGTGCTACGCTTTAACCACGTAGACGGTGAGGTCTACGGACGTGGTAGAGTAGAAGAGTTCCTTGGAGATCTAAAATCACTTGAAGCTCTGTCACAAGCCATCGTTGAAGGCAGCGCTGCAGCTGCTAAGGTAGTATTTACTGTCAGTCCAAGCAGTACCACCAAACCACAGACCCTTGCCAAGGCAGGGAATGGTGCTATTATTCAGGGACGTCCTGATGATATTGGTGTAGTGCAGGTTGGAAAGACAGCTGATTTTGGGACCGCATATCAAATGATTGGGTCACTAACTCAACGTTTGAATGAAGCTTTCTTAATCCTTCAGGTTAGGAACAGTGAGCGCACTACTGCGGAAGAAGTCAGGATGACTCAACTTGAACTTGAACAACAATTGGGAGGATTGTTCTCTCTTTTGACTGTTGAGTTTCTAGTGCCTTATCTAAATCGTAAACTGAACATTGCACAAAAAACTGGTGACATTCCACGACTACCGAAAGGTGGTGTTGTACGGCCTACTATTGTAGCTGGTATTAATGCCCTTGGTCGTGGTCAAGACCGTGAAAGTTTAGCTCAGTTCCTTACTGTAATTGCCCAAACAATGGGTCCAGATGCTATTGCTCAGTATATTAACCCTGACGAAGTTATTAAACGACTTGCTGCATCTTCTGGTATTGATGTACTTAATCTAGTAAAGAGCGTACAAGAGTTACAAGCTGAACAGCAACAGCAACAAGCACTTGAGCAACAAATGATGCAACAACAGCAAGCACCACAAATGGCTGCTGTTGACCAAAAAGCAGAGCAAGCTGCAATGCAACAGCAAATGGCTATGCAACAACAACAACCACCTATCCCCCCACAACAATAAATGGCTGAAACATTTACAATGAAAGAAACACCTGTGAACTCTGAGATTCTTAACTCAGACGAACAAGACTCCCTAGCGGTTGCTGAGTCTCTTGAGGGTGGAGAGGAATCGCTACTTGCTGGTAAATATAAAAACCCGCAAGAACTTGAACAAGCTTATGTAGAGCTTCAAAAGAAACTTGGTGAACCTCGTGAAGAGGAGACTGAGGAAGAACAAGAGGCAGAAGTTGCTGAAGAAAAAGAAGAGTCAGAAGAATCTGAAGACAAAGATTCCGAAGACAATAATCTTTCTGAAGAACAAGCTGAGTATCTGATGAATATGGTAGGTGGTGATAAAGCCTACAAGTCTATGATTGATTGGGCTGGTGAAAATTTTTCTAAAGAAGAAATTTCTATGTATGATGGGGTAATGGCGTCAGGAGATCCTAGTGCTATTTTCTTTGCTATCCAAGCTCTCCAAGCTAGGTATGGTGAAGGTGTAGGAACAGATGGAGAGACTTTAACTGGTCGTGGTGCTGCTAATAGTGATGATTCCTTTAAGAGTCAAGCAGAACTAGTTGCAGCAATGAGTGACTCACGCTATGATAAAGATCCAGCTTACCGTAAAGATGTTATCCGTCGTCTAGAAAACTCTGACGTAGATTTCTGATGACAACTGTAACTGAAGACGGCGGCCGCACCAACATTTACGCAAAAGAACCCCCAATGACAATCATGGACATCACTGAAACTCACAATGAAAAAGCTGAAAAACTTAATGGGCGTCTGGCTATGCTAGGCGTCATGGCTGCGCTTGGTGCGTACGCCTTGACTGGACAAATTATCCCCGGAGTATGGTGATGCCTTACGGTAAAGGAACTTACGGTACAAAAAAAGGTCGTCCCCCTAAAAAGGGAGCCAAAAAATAATGGCTAAGAAAGGTCTTTATGCCAACATTCACGCTAAACGTTTGCGTATCAAGCAAGGTAGTGGTGAAAAAATGAGAAAGCCTGGGTCTAAAGGAGCACCCACGGCTGCTAACTTTAAACGCTCCGCTAAAACTGCTAAGAAAAAGTAACTAATTTATTAACATGAAATCTATTATCGCTGCCGGTATCCTCCTCGGCTTTGGCTCTGCTGCTATTGCTGGTCCTTATGTGAACGTCGAGTCAAACTCTGCAACTGCGGGGTCTGATTATATCGGCTCTGTTATTGACAACCATATTGGTTATGAAGGATCAAACTGGTATATCCAGGGAGGTCCTAGTATCGTTGCCCCCGATGGTGGTGACACTTCTGTAGAACTCTCAGGTAAAGCCGGTGGATCCGTTTCTTTGACGGAAAAGCTTGGAGCATATGGAGAGGTGTCATTCATCACTGGTGATGAGGACAACAGCTACGGCACAAAAGTGGGTCTTAAGTACAACTTCTGATCTAACAATTGTGGTGGGTGGGTTGGTTTTTAATTATGACTTCTGTATCAATTAAACAGCCTGCCTCTCAAAATTGGGAGGACTTCTGTTCGTGGGTAACGTCCACAAATAACCGTTTATACGTCGGCTGGTTCGGGACACTGATGATTCCGTGTCTACTAGCTGCTGCAATTTGTTTTATTATGGCGTTCGTCGCCGCACCACCTGTAGA